GACAACAATACGTTTAAAGCAGACCCCACCGCTGAGACGCCTCTCAATCTCGTGAGAGGTCTCATCATGACTCCCACGACCTCGAGAGCCATGATTATGTCGACTGCGACAGCTGCTTCTGCCGTCGGCGCCTCTCTCAATGACTCTGCTGCTGCAGATTCGAGCTCGATGTTTAAGATCGTCATCTCTTCTTCGCTCGGCTCTGCCTTCTCGACCACAGACGGCGTCGCCGGAGTAAAGGTGTACAACGTCACCCTTGATCCCACCAGCAAGGACTACGTCGGCAAGGTTCTCAACAGAGATCCTGACAAGTTCATTCAAGAGCAGCACTATCTCCACGCAGATTTCCCTGTCGACGTCAACGTCGCATACGTCAGCGGCACCTGCGGTGTTGCTCTCGTCTCAGGATCTCAAGGAGTTTCAGCAAATGGCGATTCAAGCAGGGAATTCCTCGAGGTGTTCGGCTCCTACGACACTCGTTTCAAGGCTCCACAGACTTCGTTCTTCATCTCTCAGCCTTATGGTAAGACAGAGTTCGATCTCTTCAAGCTCGAGGCTCTCGACGACGGCGAGTATGCAAACAGGCTCTACAAGGTCTCCATCAGCAACGTCAAGGCCTCGGTTAATGACGCATACAAGTATGGAACGTTCAACGTCCAGATTCGCGATTGGAATGACACAGACACGTCTCCTAACGTCATCGAGCAATTCACCAACTGTTCACTCGATCCGAATTCCGAGAATTATATCGCCAAGCTCATAGGCGACAGAAAGGTGTACTACAACTTCGATGCAGTCAATCAAACAGAGAAGCGCCTCGTAGCCTCTGGTAAGTACGCCAACAACTCAAAGTATGTTAGAGTTGTCATGAACGAGGACATCGAGAAGGGTAACGTTCCTTCAGACGCTCTTCCCTTTGGATTTAGAGGACCTGAGCTTTTGAACGTCAATCCGCTGCTTCGTGCATCTGATGCTTTGACTCCTTCAAACTCAAGACTCACAGGAAAACTCGGCACATACACAGCGCTCAGCAGCTCCTTCTTGCCACCAGTTCCTCACAGGTACAAGGTGACTCGTGGAGAGCTCACGGGAACCGGCTTCGACGGAGCTCCTGGACCCTCTGAGCAGGCGAATGTTGCTTATTACTGGGGTGTCAAATTCGAGAGAAACAGCACGTCTTCTGAGCCAAATGCTACAGACGTTCTCAATGCAAACGTGGTCAATGAGAAGAATCCTCTCCTTGAGTCCTACACGAAGTTCATGGGAATCAAGGGGCTGGACGCACTAGTGACTGGCTCCACGGTAGACGACCTCAACAACAACAAGTTCTCTCTCTCGAAGGTCGCTCTCTACAACGCCTCTTTGACAGACCTCACCTCTTCTGTCAACAACCACATGAAGGAGGCTGCTTACATTAGAAACGCAGTCCTTGACACCACTGATTACACGTGGACGGAAGGAAGTCGTCGCAGGATCACGTTCGGAACGCTTCTCATGTCAGGATCTGCTTCGACCTTCAACAGGTTCTCCGCTTACGCCAAGTTCACCAACTTCATGTACGGCGGTTTCGATGGAACCAACTTCCTCAACAGAGACGCGCGCCGTCTCAATGATAAGTCCGTCTCCTTCGACACAGACGGAGGCGTCCTCGGCGGCGCATCTGACGGATTCATCCCTGAGGGATTCTCGACAAATCAGTCGGGAGAGGACAAGAACAACAACGGCGTCGCCTCATACTTGACTGCAGTCGAGGTCGCGACAGACCCGCTCAAGGCGAACAACAACATACTCGCAATTCCGGGAATTCGTGAACCATACATCACCGAACAAACAATGGAGAAGGTGAGAAACTACGGTCTCTCCATGTATGTCATGGACATTCCGTCCTACGACGACAATGGATACAGGCTCTACGATGATTCGACAAACAAGCCGAACGTCAACTTCACCACTGCGAAGTTCGATGGCAGAGTGATCGACAACAACTACGCTGCAGTCTACTACCCAGACGTCTTCATTGATGATGCAACCAATCGTCGCAAGGTTAAGGTGCCCGCTTCTGTCGCAGCAATGGGTGCTCTGGCATTCAACGACAGAGTTGAGTACCCTTGGTTCGCCCCTGCGGGATTCAATCGTGCAGCTCTTGACTTCGTGACAAACATAGCGGTTCGTCTTGGCAGCGCAGATCGCGACCGCCTCTACGAGTCACGTATCAATCCGATCGCCTCGTTCCCGAGACTTGGTTACGTGATCTACGGACAGAAGACACTTCAGATCAACAAGTCGGCACTCGACAGAGTCAACGTCCGTAGATTGATGCTCGAGATCAAGAGGATCATCATCGGAATCGCGCAGAGGATCGTGTTCGAACAGAACACACCGTCGGTTCGCAACAAGTTCGTCGCAGACGCTTCATTCCAGCTTGGCCTCATTCAGGCGCAGGCAGGTGTTGAAGCGTTTCAGGTAGTGATGAACGAGTCGAACAACACGCAAGAGGACGTCGATCTCAACCGCCTCAATGGACGAATCGTCGTGGTTCCGACAAGAGTGGTGGAATACATCGCGATCGACTTCATCGTCACAAATAGTGGTGTTCAATTCGTCTGAAAATCGCCTTAAGGCACATAGTTAGAAAGAAATTGGGAGCAGATAAATGGCACAACTGAAATTCGGAAGCGCAGGCGTAACGGCAAGGGAAATCGACATCTCAGGACCGACTACGCAACAGCCCGTCGGCATTCCAGCAGGAATTGTTGGCACGTCTCTTAAAGGACCTGCCTTCGTCCCTGTCACTGTCGGAAATCTCTCGGACTGGTATTCCAAGTTCGGCCAGACTGATGGAAAGAAGTTTGGACCCCTCGCCGTCGTTGAATGGCTTAGAAATGCTCAATCGGTAACTTACTTGAGAGTTCTAGGTGCGGGAGACGGTCGCAAGAGAGATGCAACGGCTAGCGACGCACCCAACAAGGTAACCAGCGCAGGATTCGTTGTCGGAGAGAAGCTTCCAAATAGAGTCGACGACGCCGTCGAAGACGGAGTCATCTCTGAGAACTACTATGCAGTATCAGGAGGTGATCTCGGCCGTCTTTACTTCCTCGGATGCTTCATGTCTGAGTCGGCGGGATCGAAGGTCTTCAGCGATGCAGGACTTCAAGGCGCAGGATCCTCAGCATTCAGCGCCGCCGCTGCAGTACCCGTGGTTAGAGGTGTGCTGATGGCTCCCTCGGGAGTTCTCATCACTCTCTCGTCTTCCGTGGCGAGCGTCAACAACACGATGCAGTCACCTGCAGTCGCAGGAACATCTGCAAATGCGAGAGGCGCTTCTCTTGGAAGTGTTGTCCTCTCGACCACAGTCGGCGCCTCCACGACTCCGAAGCAGGAGTTCGTCATGCTCCTCAACGGTCACAAGGGCACAGACGCTCGCTATCCGAACGTCATCACTGCATCGTTCGACGTCACCTCGAAGTCAAGCTATTTCGGAAACGTCTTTAACACAGATCCGCAGAAGATTGAAGAGGCAGGACACTACCTCTATGCTAGCTGGGACATTCATCCCACTCTCGCCGCGGTCACAGGAACGGGAATAGTTGCCGGTGCAAACGGTGCTGCAGTTAATGGAGGAATTGAGCCAAGCGCATTCATCCTCTCCGGAACTGCAGGTCGTAACGCAGGATCCGCCACAGCACCTAACTACGAGAACTTCGAGGACAGGTTCGGTCACGCGGTCTCTCCCTGGATCGTCTCTCAGAAGTTCGGTGGAAAGGCACAGAACCTCTTCAGGCTTCACTCTCTCGACGACGGAGCCGGTAACTCGACGAACTTCAAGGTCTCGATCGAGAACATCACAGTCTCCAACGATCCCCTCAACAAGTACGGATCTTTCGACGTCGTGCTTCGTCAGTGGACCGACAGGGACCAGGACAAGAAGAACCTTCCCAACGAGATCTTCCGCGGTGTCAACCTCGATCCCTCCTCGGATCGCTACATCGCCAAGGTGATCGGCGACGTGCACGCTTACTTCGACTTCGACAGGGAAGAGTCGGAGCAGAAGCTCGTCGTCGAAGGTAACTACGAGAACCGCTCAAACTACGTCAGAGTCGAGGTCGATGCTGACATCGAGAACGGATTCGTCGATTCAGTCGCTCTGCCCATGGGCTTCCGCGGCGTCGACCACCTCGTCACCTCAGGATCTGCACCTCTCACGGGATCCTCTTCACTCACAGACGCAGTCCTGGCGGCGGGTGCGGCAAACTTCGTGAAGCGCGCGACCACCCTGCCCGTTCCCTTCCGACACAAGATCACGTCGGACGTAGAGTGGTCGACCAGAGAACAGGTCAATCCGCTCCTCTACTGGGGCGTCCAGTTTGAGCATCCTGAGTCGCTCACGAAGAAGAACAGCAGCGTTCTTCCCAATGCTTCTCTCAAGTCGTTCGCCAAGTACTTCCCGAACTTCGTCACGTCTCACGCTCGGTTCATCACGGGCAGTAACGTGGGTCAGGCAGACACTGTGGCTTGGGGCGTCATCGATGCAGACAGGTTCTGCAACAACTTCTTCTCCCTCGAGAATCTTCAGGTCGTCACGGGTTCCAACGGACTCGCGGACCCCGCCAAGTGGTCGAAGGCCGTGTACGTCAGAGACGGAAACGTCGGAACGTACGCTGCATCCTTCTTCGTCGCCAACGGTGACGACGACATCAACAAAGTCAGAGCCTTCAAGGTGGAAGACATCCCGAACAACAAGCAGTTCGCCAAGTTCACCTTGCTGATGCAGGGCGGATTCGACGGCGTCAACATCTTCGATCCCGACGAGGCTGCAATCAACAACAACGCCGTGTCGGCAGACATGAACACTGCCGCAGGCCGCGGCGTCGAGGAAGGTCCGAACGTCCGCACCTACCTCAAGGCACTTGACGTCATGAAGAACACGACGAACGTTGACATTCAGCTCCTCGCCCTCCCAGGCGTCCGCGAGCCTATCGTCACGGACGCCGCCACCCTCGCGGTGGAGGAGAGGTTCGACGCCATGTACGTCATGGACATCGAGCAGATCGACGAGAACAACGAAGAGGTGAAGTCAGACACGCAGCTACCGTCAGTCACCCTCTCGGTCGACAACTTCGTGAACCGCTCAGTGGACTCCTCGTTCGCCGCAGCATACTTCCCCGACGTCCTCTACCGAGACCCGACGGGAAAGAACGTCTTCGTTCCTCCCTCAGTCGTCGTCCTCGGCGCCCTCGCCCTCAACGACGCGGTCGGATACCCATGGTTCGCTCCTGCCGGTTTCAGCCGCGGCGCTCTCCCCGACGTCGCCCTCGAGCCGAGGATCGGACTCAGCCAGGCAGACATGGACAAGCTCTACGATCGCTCGATCAACCCTATCGTCGCCTTCCCAGGCAACGTACAGTCGGGAACAAACCCCCGCGGCGGAATCGTGGTGTGGGGACAGAAGACGCTCCAAGTCGCGGCGTCGGCCCTCGACAGAGTCAACGTCCGCCGCCTCCTCATCGACATCCGTCGTCAGGTCCGCGACATCGCACAGACGATCCTCTTCGAGCCGAACCGTGAGGCAACTCTCGCTCGCTTCTCTGCCGCGATCACCCCGCGCCTCCAGAGGATCCAGCAGCTCAGCGGTCTCGAGAGGTTCAAGGTCGTCATCGACTCCTCGACGACCACACAGGACGACATTCTCAACAACACGATCCGCGGCAAGATCTTCGTTCAGCC